CGTGTCTATGCCACCCCGAACCGCAAAGTCAACCACCTGTATATTTTTCCTGTCCTGGATAATGGGTAAACGCCCGAACAGCCATAACGCTATGAGCGGTCACAGTGGAATCCTTGCCGACGGATTTTACGGAGAAATACAGAACCTTATTTCGACACCAGAATATACTTTCAATGAAATCTTTCCGTCTGCAATCCTTGAAAAGAAGTCGGCAGAGAAGAAAGAAATCAACCTTGGCGCACCGGACCGATTTTCAACACTGACTTGTCGTGGTATTGATGGAACATGGACAGGTTCCGTAGATATATCTTCAGACGGTTACTTATATGTGGATGACCTTGTTCGTGACAGAACTGAATCATTAAGCCCAACACGTCTGGAAAACCGGTATCAGGATTATCTGAACGTTCTGGTTGACCGTAAAAATGACGGTGCACGAGAGTTAATGGTCGGAACACGATGGAATGTCATGGATCCTCTTGGAAGAGTGGAGACTGAAAAGAAAAATAATCCACGGTACCGCTTTAGGAAGATTCCAGCATTGAATGAAAATGGTGAATCCAACTTTGATTATGAATACGGCGTAGGATTTTCTACAAAATACTATGTGGATATGAAGTCAAGACTGGATGCTAATGAATGGCAAGCCAAATACCAGCAAAATCCATTTATCCGTGAAGGAATCCTTTTTCCGGAAGATGGACTTCGGTACTACAATGGAATACTTCCAGAAGGTGACAGCCGTGTTGTTACTGCCTGTGATGTTGCATGGGGCGGTGGAGATAGTCTTTCAATGCCGATTGGACGGGAATACGAAAACGGAGATGTCTATATTTTTGACTGGGTATTCAATAAAGGGACAAAAGAAGTCACTCTTCCGCTTGTCGTTGGAAAAATCATTGGAAACGAGATACGACAGATTAACTTCGAGGCAAACAACGGTGGTGATATGTACAAGATGTACGTGGATGAAAAACTCAAAGAACAGAAGTATAAATGCAGCTGCACATCCAGCCGTGCGCCAGGGAATATGGAAAAAATGTCTAAGATCATCGCATATTCAGATGACATAAAAAGAAACTTTATTTTTTTGGACGAAGAACATCGGAGCAAAGAGTATCAAGCAGCTATGGACGAACTTACTTTCTTTGTCCAGCTCGGAAAGAATGTGCATGATGATGCACCGGACGGTCTTACTCAGCTTCAGATGTTTATAGAAAAAGGAAATGTAGGTACAGTGACAGCTATGCGCAATCCATTATGGGGAGGGAGAATGAGATGAACACACGACAATATCTTGAGCAAGTGCAAGATTCTGATAGAAAAATACAGAACAAAATACAGGAAGAATACCGCTTAAGGCTTTTGGCGACCAGTATATCTTCTTTTTCAAATGGAGATAAAGTGCAGACTTCCGGTGGGAAAGACCGTGTTGGTGATGCTGTAACTAGAATTGTTGAATTGCAGCAGGAAATAGCATCTGATGTCAAGGAACTGGCAGAATTGCAAATGAAAGTTTCCGGAGATATCAATGACATGGAAAACTCCATGTACTCATCCTTGCTCCATAAGCGATACATAGAATTTAAAAATCTAGTTACAGTCGCAGATGAAATGGGATATTCCGTACAGCATATCCGTTCCTGCCACGGGAAAGCCATTGAAGCTTTGCGGAAACAAAAGCATTTTGAAAGTTAATATGTTTTAATATGGAATCATATGTTCTATGTATAATATAATGTAACCTGTAAAACGAGCATCGGAGAATAATCCGGTGCTTTTTTAATGCCCGAAAATGGGAGGTGTAGGCAGTGGGCAGAAATAAAATGAATTTCATTGACTTATGCCGGGGCGAGTTTGGCCGCAAAATTGCCTATACCGGTGTAAGCCAGATCACAACAGCAAACGTCAGAAAAGTTGTTTCTGATACAATCGGCACTCATAACCGGAATAGGGTACTGATTGATTATCTGTACCGGTACTACAAAGGAGACCAGCCGATTCTCTATAGAGAAAAAGTGGTGCGACCGGAAATCAACAACCGTGTATGCGAGAACCATGCACTGGAAGTTGTCCGCTTCAAAGCATCACAGACATACGGCGAACCTATCCAGTATGTGTGCAAGAAGAAAAAAGCTACAGAAAAAGCAAATGAGCAGGTAGATCTGTTCAACGACTATCTGGACGAAGCAAATGCAGAAGCTAGAAACATTGAACTAGGTACTTATCAAAGCGCTGTAGGAACTGCATACAAAGCGATTCTGAAAGAAGATGACTGGACAAAGGACAGTGAGTTACCACCGTTCCGGATTTTTATACCATATCCGGGGGATTGTTACATTGTTTATTCCCAGAAGACCGGAAAAGCGATGCTCTCGGTTCAAATCCTTAAAGATGAGAATGAACAGCAGTATTATTTATGTTTTTCAGCAAAACAATATTTTGAGATTCAGAATGGACAGATTACAAAAAACGGCATCAATGGTTTTGGTGGCATCCCGGTAGTTGAGTACCCGAATAACCACGATCGTCTTTCTGATATCGAAATTGCGATAACCATGTTTGACACTATGAACAACATGCAGTCGAACAGAATGGATGGCGTAGAGCAGTTCGTGCAAGCCCTCATGAAGTTTAAGAACTGTGAGATTGATGAAAGCGAATTTCTGAAAATGATTAAACTTGGTGCTATTTCCGTAAAAGACACCGGAAATGGATGTCAGTCGGATGTTGATCTGATGACCGCTGAACTGAATCAAACAGAAAGTCAAGTCGCAAAAGACGATATCTACAGCAACATGCTTATTGTTGAGGGAATGCCGGATAGGCAGCAACAATCGTCTGGCGATACCGGTCAAGCTGTATATCTCAGAAATGGATGGGATTTTGCAGAACGCAGAGCAAAACTGGATGAACCATTTATCCGGGAAGCTGAGAAAGCAGCTGCCAGAATCATTCTGAATATCATCCGACAGACCACAAAGGATATTTCAATCTCAACAAGAGATTTTGATGTAAAGATAACCAGAAACCCGACAGATAACATGCTTGTCAAAGCGCAGGCCCTTGATTATCTGTTTAAAAATAAAATTCATCCCCTGATTGCATTGATTACCTGCGGACTTTTCAGCGATCCACAAAAGGTATACGAGATGAGTTTGCCTTACTTGGGAACTGTATATCCCGAACTGGCAGACCCAAACGCAGAAATGCAAAAAGCGCAACAATTGATTGACAAAAACAGCCAGAATCCGACTGGAATTGATTCAACGGTAAATTCTTCAGCTATCAATCAAAACTCGTAAATTCAATTATTAAAGGAATCAAGGAGTAACATCCAAGGTTCCTTTTTTAATACACAAAAATAATGCAACAGCCCGTGAGCGTAAATCGGGTGCAGATCATGTGCGGAGCGAACCGTGTGAAAAAGTGTGATGGTCTGAAAGAAAGGAGATTTCTATGACAAGAGAACAGGCAAAACAGGTACTTATTGGCTTTGGAATCGAGGAGCCGTCTGAAGAGCAGGTGACTAAATATCTTGATTCTGTTGAATCAGAGACAAAGAAAGTGAAAGAAAAAAACACTTCTCTGAAAGAAAAAGCTGATAAAGCAGATGACCTTCAAAAGGAGCTGGATGATTTGAAAGCCCAGAATATGACGGATGCCGAAAGGCAGGAAGCAGAGCGACAGAAGGAAAAAGCAGAAAACGAAAAGAGGATTTCTGATTTGGAAAAAGCACTTGCTGAATCTAACAGGAAAGCACTTTTCAGTGAAATTACGTCTGCTTTCGCTAATGCGGGACTTTCCACAGAAACCTATGCAAGCGCTATCAAAGCATTTTCATCTATGCCAGCAGACAAGTCTGAAGACGTAATGAAGGAAGTCAAAACTTTTGTTGATGGAATTTCCGAGGCAAATAAAGCGGCTCTGGATAACGCAAAATCCGAATGGGAGAAATCAGTTCTTGATGATACTCCGAATCCGGGCGGCGGAAATTCAGACAAGGGACAGAAAAAAGACGACAACGATAGTCCAGCAGCTAAGTACGTGAAAGCTTACTCAGCACGCATGAACCCTAAAACTGAACCGGCGGATAATAATGCACCGGTTAATTTTTAATCAAGTAAAGGAGATTTAGATTATGGCTTTTATGAAAACAAAGCAGTATGAGTCCACTCCAAATATTCTCGAATCCGAGGTTGGACTTGTTCTTAAGACCTACACCGCAGATGCAACAAACGCAACAGCAGTAAATGACAAGAAAATCATCAAAGCAGGTTCCGTATATCCAACAAATGGGACTGGTGCAAAAGGAATCGTATTTGAAGATGTTGATATGACAGACGATGCTAAAAGACCAATTTCCGTGATCGTAGCAGGACGTGTCCTTGAGAAAAGGCTGCCAGTTACAGTCGAAGAAACTGCAAAAACAGAGCTTACCGCGCAGGGAATTGTTTTTGTAACTACTACAGACCCAGTATTTTAAGGAGGTATAACCAATATGCCATACAATGTATTAGAAGCTATCACAGCAGAAGAAAGATTAAATTTCGCTCAGAATTTTTCTGTGGCAAGACCTGGTATCCTTGATACCATTTTCCCGGATGTAAAAACACCGTATTGGAAAGCTGAGTATTACAGACTTATGGCTGGACAGCGACTGCCAGAGGTAGCATTTGTTCATGCTCTTGATACTGAGGCAGAAATCGGTTCCAGACCGGGATTCGAGAAAGTTCTGACTGAAAAACTCTTTATTAAGAGGAAAATCAATCAGTCTGAGCGTCTCCAGGAAGCTATCGAAAACGGTGTTCCGGACAACGAAACTCTTACAAATTTCGTTTTTGACGATGCTGCAAATCTGTTTGAGGGTGTTGTCGGCAGAGCAAACATCATGAAGGGCCAGTTCCTTTCAACCGGTATGGTGAAAATTGATGAAAACAATGTAAAAATGGATATCGATTATGGGGTACCAAGTTCTGCAAAGGTCACTCTTACCAACTGGTCTACAGCAGATGCGGATATCATGGGCGATATTCAGAAGATGGTAACTGTAGCCGAGG